ATGCAGGGTAGGGTTGACACCTTCAGGCTGGGCGTTACGCAGGGCAGACGGTACAGGGCTGATACCGCTAATGTTGGCGTATTTACCATCTTCTGAATGAGTAATGTTGACCATACAGAACTTACCCAATAAGTTCTTGAGGTCAAAGTTCTTACGATCCTCGGTGGTCATTTTTTTGCTTGACCATGACTCTAAGTCTTGGCGTAATCGTGCCTGATCGCCTAAACTGACCGTATATCGTTTGCTTACGATTAGTGGCTTACCATCGTCTGTTTTTAATGGTTTGCCTTGATCGTCATCCCCGTGCAGTTCCCAAGTCAACACAACCTTGTGCATGATCTTGGTTTCTCCAGCCCACTCGGTAGCTTGGTGGCCTAGGTCAATAATAGAAAAAAGCCGTGCCATTGAAAGCCCTGCTGGGGCTATCTTAAATTCTTTTGAAGTATCTCTAATAATCATTGCTTGCTCCTAAAAATAGTTGAAAAGTCATCAAAGACTGCTTGTAATACGGGGTTTTTTTGTACTGGTGATGGCAAGCCACACGCATAGCGTAGGTCACCTATATCATCTGCTGTAATAAATACCCCATCTTCGAGGTCTTTAAAGATGCGTTCCAAATGTTCTTGGAAGCTGTTGAAGTCTTGATCTTGCTCACTCATAAGAGTTCTCCTATTAACACGGCTCATGCCGTATTTAGATATTAAGCCAACTTAAAACATAAAGCAACACTTTATTTGCAAATAGTTGTAAAAATGTTAAGATAGCTTATGGATAAAATTACCGCAACAGCAATGATTCGTCTTTTAGGTGGGCCAACAAGGGTATCAAAATTAGTCAATGTGTCTGTTCCAGCCGTATCTATGTGGCAAAACGGGGATATTCCTTACGATAAGCTGGTAATCCTTGCCGCCACTCTAGAAAAAGAATCACATGGGCTAATTACCCGTAAAAATTTGTTTCCTAAAAATTACAAGTTAATTTGGCCTGAACTTGAATGAGGACAATTAGCTGGTTTTCTTGCGGTGCGGCAAGTGCGGTAGCTACCAAATTGGCTATTTCTGAAAGCAAAACCCCTGTAGAGGTGGTTTATTGCCATGTAAAAGAAGAGCATCCAGACAATTTACGGTTTATGCGTGATTGCGAACAATGGTTTGGTCAGCCCATAAAAGTTATACAAAACGACAAATACAACGGTAGCATCTATGAAGTGTTTGAAAAACGCAAATACATTGTAGGTATTGGGGGTGCTCCATGTACCGTACACCTTAAAAAAGATATGCGTAAAGCGTTTGAATTACCTACAGATATACAAGTATTTGGATATACCGCAGAAGAACAAGATCGAGTAGATCGGTTTATTGACGCTAATAATGATGTAAATTTATGGTCAATTTTGATAGAAAAAGGTCTTGGTAAATCTGATTGCTTGGCAATGATTGACCGTGCTGGCATTGAGTTACCAGCAATGTATAAACTTGGATACCAAAACAATAACTGTATTGGGTGCGTCAAAGGTGGGCTAGGGTATTGGAATAAAATACGCCATGACTTTCCTGACCAGTTTGACCGTATGGCGGCTGTAGAACGCACGGTGGGGGCTAAAATTCTTAAACACAAGGGTGAACGCATTTGGCTTACAGAATTGCCTGTAGACGCTGGTGATTACCCCACGGAACAAGCTATAGAATGTGGAATTTTTTGCCACATGGCAGAACAAGAATATGAAGTTAAATAACATTACCCTTTGCTGTATTGATTCGGTACAGCCTGACAAAGCTAAAAAGGCAATGGACAGGTGCAAAGAATACTTTGATTTTGGCGGTGAAGTCTTTATAACTGACCCCCAAATCAATAGCCGTCAGGCATATAGCAAATTTATCCTTCAAGAACTGCATAAACACATCCACACGGACTTTGTTTTAATTGTGCAATGGGATGGGTACATTATTAATCCTGACGCTTGGAATGACCAGTTTCTAGAATATGACTACATTGGGGCGGTATGGCCTTGGCATCCAATGGGTAGAATGGTAGGCAATGGTGGCTTTAGCCTACGCTCAAGGGTGCTTTGCCAGCTAACAGCCAGCCCTAACTTTGTTTATTCTGATGACAATGAAGATGACCAAATTTGCCACCTAAACAGGGTATATCTAGAAAATCAGGGTATCAAGTTTGCCCCTGTAGAAATAGCCCGTTATTTCAGCTTTGAGCGTGAACTGTCTAATATCAAAACATTTGGCTTTCACGGGGATTTTAATTTTGAAAGACTTGGGTTATACTGATTCTGTCTAGGGTGGAACTTAGGCTGAATAAGACCTCATTCACATGGGTTGGTTTCGACACTTGTTTTACTAAAGTCTAAATTCCACCCCCAGCCCAGCTGAATGAGGTTTTTCTTTTGGGTTTGACCTAGCCCGTTCTCAAGCGTGTTGCAACGGTAAAGGCTGTAAATACCCCTAGAAACTACTAGGTGCTAATGCACCCTTTCCTACCCGTTATTGCTTGGATAGAGAAAAGAACCGTACTGTACGGATAGACCGATGATGTGATAAAGACAGACCTAGGCACGACAAAGACATCGAAGCAATATATACACCTCAGAACTAAGCAAGACTGACAAGCTATTCCTCATAGTAGGGATAGCTATGCCCTTGAATCTTGCAATCCTGACAAAAAAACAACACATAGGGTAAATCCTTATAAAATAATTACTAATATTAAGTTCACTTAACATATACTTCCAACATGATTGAAAATTTGATATTAATTTTTTCTGTTGGAATCTTTGCCATATTAGGCGTAACAATGCTCTTTATGGCTTTAATCTTTTATTGGGTGAAATGATGACTTGGAACTTACGCTTAGTAAACATGAGTAATTCATACGAGGATTACTTTGAAATTCGTGAAGTGTATTACGACACGATGGGCAAACCAGTTGGTCACAGCAATGCGGCTATTGGTGGCGAGGACAGGCTAGAGGTAGACCGTTACATAGAACTAGCTAAACTTGCTTTGGATAAACCTATTTTAAAGTTTGCAGACAATGAAAATACAAGTAAAGATCATTAAAGAAAACGCTGATGGCTCTGCCAATGCTGAAGTTGATTTTGACAAAGAAGGACTTGAGTGCCTTGTTCAGCACGGACTTATCAGTCTTATTACCCAAGGACTTGATGTCCACAAAGTTAAACCTGAAGGTGATGAAGCACTTATTCAACGAGCTAAAGAAATCGTCAAAGATGCAAAAGAACTAATATGACCTTTGCCGTGTTCTATGCCCTGTATCCCCGTAAAATGGCTCGTAAAGACGCTGAAAAGGCTTGGCGGTCTATGACTACCGATGAGCAGGAAAAAGCCTTAGAAGCCCTGCCACAGCATCTTAAATACTGGAAGATCAAGGAAACCGCTAAAGACTTTATTCCATACCCTGCCAGTTGGTTACGGGCTGGGCGTTATGATGACGAATTGGACATTGAACCGCTTAAAAAGCCTGAATTACCTTGGTATTCCAGCGAAGAACTAACGGCTAGAAAAGCCCAAGAAGTTAATTGCCCTGCTTACGCTGGTGAGGGTTGGCAACAATGGCGAGCACGGATTAGCCAAAAGATCAAGCAATTAGATGAACAACTATAAAGACAAAATTAACTACTTGGCCCATTCCTACATAGCTATTGCTAATCGTTACCGTAACTGGGAGTTGGTTAAAGAATTGATTGAACGCAATAAAGATACTGAAGCCTATGTAAAAAAACGCATAAAGGAAATACTTAGAAAATGAGTGGATGGTTAGTAGCTACCGTAGGAATAATTTATTTTTGCACCGCAATAGATTCGTTTTTTAAAGAAAATATGGGGCTGGCCGTAGCATTTTTAGGCTATTCAATAGGAAGTATAGGATTATGGATGCAAACAAAATGACAGAATACGATCCACACGAAGCAATCAACTTTATATTTAACAACGCCCCTGAATACGCAAAAGCCAAAGGGCAACTAGCCCAACTTGAAGCCTACAAATCTAGTCTTAAAGCCATAATGATGAAGAAGTCAAATGAGCAAAGCCTTGGCGGTCAAGAGCGTGAAGCCTATGCAAGTCAAGAATATCAAGATTTGTGCGGTGCAATAGGAACGGCTACAGAACAAGCAGAAGCCCTTAAATGGCAGATCACAGCCGCTACAATGCGTTTTGATGCGTGGCGTACAGAACAAGCAAGTAACCGTAATTTGGAGAAAATGACACGATGACACCATTAAAATTAACCGAAAAATTTTTAATTCTTAAACTATTTTGCAAAATGTATGAGGATGCTTTAAACCGTAAGGATTACACACAAATGCTGGAATTAAGCGTTGACATAGCAGAATCAGGCGAAAAGCTAGAACAAATGACCGTGGATCATATCAATGGCCACCAAAAATGAGAAAGAAAGGTATCGCAAAATTAGTGAATATGAATATTTTATATAAAAATTTAGATTACAAAGAAGGAAAGTTGTACCGAAAAAACGGTGATCTTGCTGGAACTTTTTTAAAAAGTGGGTATGGAATAGTTAGCGTTGAGGGAAAAAGAATGGGAATACATAGGGTAATTTATGCTATGCACCACGGATATTTTCCTAAAACAATTGACCACATAGATGGAAACCCATTAAATAACAATATTTACAATTTAAGAGCCGCAACAAAATCGCAAAATGGAATGAACCAAAAGTTATCCATTAAAAATACTTCAGGGTATAAAGGAATTAGCAAACACGGTAACAATTGGAGAGTTTGCATTTATGTTAAAAATAAAAAAATTAACATCGGAACTTATAAAGATAAGCAAATAGCTAATTTAATGGCTATTTCGGCTAGAAATAAATATCACAATGAATTTGCAAGGCATGAATAAAAATGACAAAACACGATTTAGAAGAATCGCAGAACTTGGGTGTTCGTTATGTAGGCATCAAGGCTTTGAGGGAACTCCAGCAGAATTGCATCACATTAGACGAGGTAATATCCCTCGCTCTCAAGCACCCGTCATTCCGCTTTGCCCCTATCACCATCGAGGATCAAATACCAGTATTCACGGCATGGGTAGAAAACGCTTTGAAAGGGAGTACGCTATCTCGGAAGAACAGTTGTTGGAGAAAACGAAAAGCCTTATAAATGAGTAGCTGGTTAATTATTGTCACAGGGTTGATTTACGCTTACATAGGGTTAGAACAAGTCTTTAAAGGCAATGTACCCATGGGCGTGACCTATATGTCCTACGCCACGGCTAACATTGGTTTGTACTACATGGCTAAATAATGTGTACACTTTTTTTAGTTTTTTATACATATAGCTATGAATATGTATACGCAATCAATATATATTAAATATATACCTTAAAGTTCTAGCGGATCAAACCCTAATTCTTCGCCAACCATCTTGCAACGGGTTCTAAATGCTTTGCCGTGAGAAGCCCATTTAGCCCCTTGTTGGCGATAGAAGCTAAGATGGACA